TACATTAAATGTTTTTGCCCCGTTACCTAAACTTCTATAGTCAATATTTTCTTCAGGAATAAACCTTTTAATCATAGTGTTAGTTTCTTCACTAGTATTATCAGCTATGACTATAAAATCTTCGGGTGTTAGATGATTTGTAAACCGAGCAGCAGCATTTCTTAAACATGCTTCGTTATTAATATAATCTGGTTTTACTTTATTATATCCACTGTCTGATATCCGATATATAACTTTCATTTTGTTTCCTTTTATAAGCGTATGAATTATTTTTATTCGAATTTAATACCTTTAATAACTTGTCCATTTTTAGGGTTATGAGAATTGTTTTCAAATAAATTTGGTGGCATACCCCACTTATATACAAAGGTTTGTGCCGCAGGTGATTCAGATGAAATCATTTCTTCCTTGTTTTTACCTTTTTTAGTTGCCATACTTACAAAATGGTAGAAATGTGCTTTAGATGTTCTACTAAATTTTAAACCATTTAATTCTAATTTAAGGAAAAAATCCCAATCACATATAAATGGAGACTTATAAATTGTATCAAATCCACCAACAATCATATAGTCTTTTTTAGACATAGCAAAGGGGAATATTCCACCATCAGGAGTTGAAACATCATTGCGTATTGTTGGTTCAAATTGTTTAAATCCTTCATAATCAAATTTACTTGGATGTATGCCAAAATTCTTTGCAGGAAAGCCAAATATACCCTTAAAAGGTTCAATTTGGCTAATTGTTAATACATGATTAGTTTTTAATTCTTCCTCTATGACTTTATCCCAATCTTTACATAATACATTATCGTCATTAATTATAACAATAGTTTCATTATCAGCATTACAAACCCCTAGGTTTAATGCCATTTGCATACCTTGGTTTTGTTCTAAGGGCAAAAAATTAATTCTATCAATATACTTTTCAGTAATATGCTTAGATTCTTCAGTAAATCCATCTAATATTACTATAATTTGATTTTTTGTAGATTGACCTTCTAATGCTGATTCTAAACATAAATCTAGACATTCTGGGTTTCTGTATGAGGGTATAATTAAACTTACCATTTATAATGTTTTTTCAATGTTATAATATCTTTCGTTTTGTTTCTCTTGTCGTTCTACTTGTTTATTATGAGTAATACTAAATTCTTCTGCTACGGGTAATGAGGCAAATTCCTTATATCCTGTTACCATACCATGAACAGGGTGTCCTGTCCATTGAATTTCTGGTGAGTTTTTATATATTCGTTTTTGTTGGTCAGGCCAATTAACCCAACCATTTTCATTTACTCGCCAACCCCATTTTTTAATATGCTCTTCAGTTAAACCTTCTACAAGATTTTTACGTGGGACTACTAACATATCTAATGTTGGGTTTGATTCTAAAATAGATTTTAAATTAGATACTAAACCTTCATTAGGTATTTCATCAGCATCTATTTGAAATATATAATCTCCTTCACATAAAGAATTCATATAATTCTTATTTTCTAAGAAATTTTGTTGGAAATCAAATGGAAATGCTCTTACTTTCCCTTCATATTGATCTAATACACCTAATACCTCCTTTGTGACTCTATTACCATCATATACAATTACAATCTCATCTTCTTTATCAATTAAAGGAGATATAAACTCTATTAAATGTTGGAGTTCTTCGTGTTCATTGCAAACTGTTATTCCGTAACTTATTTTCATATTTATCTAGCTTGGTAATGCCCCAATATACGAAAGAGCATCTATATAGTCACGCTCTTCAAAATATTTTACTGTAGACATATCTGGTTTGTATGAGGATTTTGAGCCATCTTTATTTGTAACTTCTTCATCTAACTTAATAGCTTTAACTGCTGCCCATTTCCATTCTTCTGTATTAGCACCTGATGCATAAACCATTCCTAGTTCAGGGACATTTATGTTATTAGGTAACCATATTAATTTGGTATTATCATCTTCCCAAGCTAAATCTTTATATAATTCAGGAAGTAAAATCATCTGTTCGTTATAGAAATCAGTTCCTACTTTCATTAGACTATTTGTCATAAAACCGCAGGATAAACTCATATACTGTGTTATATCTTTGCTTACTTCAATCTTATAACATAAATCGCCTCCCGATTTAGGACATTGTATTATTTCATCATGTTGTGCCATATCTATAGTTTTGGTGTTATTAATTGTGGTAAGGATAATTCTACCTGTTTTGGGATTAGTGGTATATTTTCTTTTAATACCTTTCCTAATAATTCCTTCATAGCATCAAATGAAAATTTAGTTTTAATGTGATGTCCATGTTTTTTAGCCCCTACTGTGTACTTCTTATAATTATCATAAACATCCTTAAGTGCTTTAATTGAAGCAGCATTATTTACTTTAAACCATTGGGTTTCTTTTAATAACCATTGGTTAGCGGCGCTTTCATGAACCGGTTCTAAATCACCAGGTAATAAAATACAATTACCTTGTGTTAAAAAGTCGACATGACCAGACCAACCTGATGCTATAATAGGTTTCTTACTTAAACCAAATTCAGCTAAAGGTCTACCATAACCTTCACCTTTAGTAAAACTAACCATAGATTTTACTTTTGGGTGGTTATATAAATCATTTATTTGTTCATCAGATAAATTACCATTAAAAATATAAACATTAGGTAATTTAGTACCTACGGGATATGATTTTTTTATTACTTTAATTTTTTGGAGTAATTCTTCTCTACTTATATAACTATTTCTCCCTATACATGATTTTAAAATTAAGGCAGGTTGAGATTTTTGACCTTTAAAGGCTTCAAAGAAATTTTTTACTAATGCACCAATATTCTTTCTATCATGACCAAAATGTCCTCCTAACCAATGTCCTACAAATAAATAACAAAAGGATTCTTTAATATTATCTAAATTTATATTTACATCTTTTGGTTTCTTGTAAAAGTAAGTATCTAAATCAACCCCTTCAAATATTACTTCGATTGGTTTTTCCAATTTTATTATATTAACAAGTTGATTTGTTTGCTTATCCTTCTGCTCAAAATTAATATCTTTAAATACTTTTTTACTATGTTCTGAAGAGACTAGATTAAGATCCATTCTATTTAAACCTTCAACCCAAGTTGAGGCACAACCTGTACTTTCAATTCCAGCAGTACAACCAATATTATAACTACCTATAGCTTGGAATTCACTTGGAATTGTAATTTGCATCCAAATATCTGGTTTAGATGAAAGGTTTGGGATACATAGAGGTTGTAAAAATTTCCATTTATCGTGACTTTCTAAAAATCCTGATGGAGTGTCACCCCATCTTTGTGGTAGAATTTTAACATCATATTTATCTAATTCTATTATAGATTTAACTATATCTCTTGCTCTAGCACCGTAACCACTATATGTATCTACTGGAGCGCTAATTGTGAAAGTTGGTTTATTCATTAGTATGTAATTTTGTGGTTTAAAAATCTTCCTTTATATTCTGTTGCATTTACTATTTCAAAATCCTCTCTGGGTTCCCAGACTGAGAATAATTCCTCAAACGCTTCCATTACCCTTTGTGCCTGGTGTTCAGCCGTAAATCCTGCTTCATCACTTAAAGCCCATTCTCTACCTTTTAACCCTTTAGCTTTACGCTCTTCATCTGTTAATTCGTATATTTCTTTTATTCTATCACAAACATCTTCCCATGCACATCTATCATCAAAAATATAAGGTGTTTGAGGTGAACCTTGTATTGATCTAGACGTTGGGTAAACTGGGAACATCCATTCACCATGTTCTTTGTATGTACCCCTATGATTAGATGGTACTTCAGGGGATGGTGTAAACCATTTTCCATTTTCATCTACAAACCTCATTTGATCTTGCATTCCACCTGTTACATTAGCAATTATAGGAGTACCTGTTAACATTGCTTCAGTAACTGTTAAACCCCATCCTTCATTAGATGTAATTAATACCTGTAAATCCGCTATATTATATAACCAATTTAATTGTTTTCTTGATAATTTTTGATGTGAAAATATTATATTATTTTCATAAGTTTCCCCAAAAAGATATTCAGCTACTGCACCTAAATCTGTACCATGGTCTGTAACTAATTCTGTATGTAAAACCAATCTACATTTGTCTGCTTTTTCTTTAGGTAAAGAATCTAAAAATGATCTAAAAGCTAACATCGTATCTGGTATTTGTTTTCTACGAATATTTCTAGAGTTAAAGAACATTACATAGTCTACATTATCACCTACAAGATTAGTTCTAAACTGTTGTAGAGGTTCATACTCACTATGATCTTTACCTATTGGATAAAATTCTTTATGATTTAAACCATGGGGAATATATTTAAACACTCTTTTACTATTATCACAATCTGCTAATACTAATTTATTAATATTAACTGTTTGTTTTGAAATACCCATTAATAAATCACAAGCTTCATAGTAGGGTTTGTTATACATAGGAGCAGGGTAATCATCCCAAATATTTAAATATACCAAAGGACATTGTTTTCTAATAGTATCTTCCATATTAAAAATATGTTTAAAATACCTAGGGTCTGTAATCAACATTACAGCATCTGGTTTTTCAATATTTAAAATTTGTTGTAATTCAATTGACTGAGCGTATCCATCTACACAATATAACTTTACATCAGCATCACTAATATCTGCTTCTTTACCTGTGGCTGTTGATATATCTAATACTTTACCTTTTTCAGGGTGTTGTATAGCTCCCGCTACATTTACCCAATTAAAGTGGTGTGCCGTATGTACTACAATTTCCTTTGCAACTGTTGCTACACCTGAATTTACTCTAATATCATCACATACTAGCAATATTTTTTTCCTCTGTTCTTTAGGAATATGCTTAAAATCTTTATTCATATAACTTAAATTTATAGTTCAATATTTGTTTGGTTTGAAATTTGTTTTCTAAAATCTTCATTTGTAAGATACAAAAATAGAGCACGATCGGCAAGTTTTTGGAAACTAAATTTCCTTCTTACACATTCTATTTTAAAATTTTCAAATAATTCACTTTTTACTTTAACACTAGTTAGTGTCATTTTTTTAGCATCTGCCATAGTTTTTGTTTTTAATAACGTTTATTTATAACTATACGTATATAATTATTTTAATATATTATGCCTTCACCGCAATGCTCTTTGTCTACTTTATATGGACAAAACCTACAGTTCCAGGCGCTCACTTGTTTAGGGTAATCTTTTTCCTTTATTTTACCACTAGAGTTAAAACATTCGCTAATAAAATCATTAATAGCTTTTTTCGCTCTACCCAGTTTAATTTTTCCACTAGGTGGTGTAAATGTTTGTACTCTATACGCTTGATGTGGTGACATTAATTTTTCATCATCCCAATCTAATACTTTTCGTTTTAATATAAAAAATTCAACTTCAATTTTATCTAATGGTATACCATATTGTTCTGAGAAATACTGTTTATATAATAGTAATTGAAATTGTTTATCTTCGTTCTTTTTGTCTTGATCTCTCCATCCACGAGTGCTGGTTTTTATGTCGATTATCTTGAATGTCTCTGTTGGTTCGTGGTACATGACAACATCTAGATACCCCATGTATAATACGTTATTTAACATTTTATTTGGCGCAATAACGATTGGTATTTCACAACCTACTAAACTATATCCTCGTTTTGAAAAATAACCACTTTTTTTCTTTTTAAACCAACTTAATATACCAAGCCCATCTTCAAAAAATTCTCTCATTTCCTCTGCGTTGGAAAAATGACTTTCTTTGTTTGATTTGTATTGTTTTTGATATTCTCCTATATACTTTTCTCTAAATAATTCTTCAATATCTATTCGATCAGCTTCTGCGCCACTTGTTTCATACATTACATCTAAATAATGTTGAATTACTTCATGCATCGCTGTACCGAATACTGTATGGATAGAAGAAGTAAATCGTCTTACCTTGTCCTTATACTGAAGTTTCCAACGATGTTGGCAGCCTCTATAAATAGACATTTGAGAATACGATATGTTCTTTTGATAAGCATAATTCACTGGTGAAGGTGGATTATTTCTTATCTCCTTTACAATGTTCGGGAGTTTTTTAGCCAAAATTTATAGTTTTTAGGGAGGAAATTATTATTTTTAATGGGTAGTTGGAAAAATAAATTATTTTCCATCCTTCCTGGTAATATATCTTTTCCTTCCTTTATTAATTTTCTAAGTCTTTCAGGGTTTACTACTTCCGGTGTATTATACTCCTGATGTGCCGCCTCCCTTATCTTTTCAATTACCTTATCTACTGACATGAAATATGAAAAATGCCACCCAGCATTTTCTATACGTAACCAATCTTGATTTCTAATCTCGTGCATGGTTAATTTTGAGTTTGTGAATACCTTATAATAAAAACATTTTGCCTTATCATTAGGAGGTACATCCATTCTAGTAGTTAAATTATAATAATACCAATCCATGTTAAGACTCACTGCATTTTTTGTAATGGAGTTATCTTTAAAATGTTGAATAACCCTGACATCCGGTATCTCATCTAAATCATTTAATAAAATTATATCGTCAGGTTTTGGTGATAGTTGTGATAGAGGAATTTTAATACTGTTTCTTTGGTGGTTTTCTCTAAACCAAGTATGAGTAATACTAGAACCTGTAGGCATATCATCTACTACATGGTAATGGATCTTATGTAACCACTTTGCAAATCTTTTCTTATTTAGGTGGAAGTGGAGATCTTTGGGTAAACCTGAGAATGTTCTAGTTGATTCTACTAGAATAAAAATATCTACGACATCATCTAACTCCATTAGGCGGAATTCTAACATATCCAATTCACTGTTGAAAATAAAACAGTCTATAACCCTATTAGGTTTATTTGGATCTGATTTAGTTAGTTCTTCTTGATTCATATTTTATTATTTTTTCCATTTATCTCTTCCAACTAGTAATCCTATAATTCCATAATTGGCGATATCAATAAAGGTATCTTCCATGCCTTCACCTTTAACAAATGATCTACCATTAATTAATAGATTTTTTAAACGTGAAATTTTATCCGTTAATCTAATACATAACCCAGTTAGTGAGAATTGTTTATCATCGCTGTTATTAACGATATCTCCACCTAAAGCAATGTTATTTAACCCATAGTCCATATGCTTACGAGCGAACATTTCATACATTTCTGCTTGTATTTTAATAAACTCATTTGATAAATCTGGGTACTCATGCTCAAATATCTCTATTGGAGATGAATTTAAATCAGGGGTTATTTTACCTCTTTTAGCATTCATAATTTCTCTATCACTCATAATTATTTGTTTTGCGTTATTACCAAAATGCCCAATTGAACCAATATGTTCATTCCATCCACCTTCGAAGTGTTTTTTAACTATATCACCCATTGATTTGTGATTTATTGTTACCAAAGTATAAATTTAATGTAGCAATTCTATCATCAGCATCAACTAACATTATAAGTGCTTCTTCAGCGTTTTTATAATAATCTGTGGTTGAATGGTCTCCAATACCAACTCCTTTTTTTCCAAGTAAGTCTAGTGATAGTAATGCTTTAGCTTTATCTGCTTCTGCAGATGTCATAAACATATTGTATAATTCTTTTGTCATTTTAGTATAGTTTTTATCTCTTTTTTATCTAACCCTCTATCCGCCAATATACGACTTATATCTGTGGTATCCAACAAAGTTAGATATTCATTAATTTCTCGTGATGAACATTTAAAGTGGTCTCTTAAGTTGTCTATTAATTGAGGATTTCTTTTTTTAATTGAAGATTTTATGTATTTACTCCATTTATTATTTTTAGGAATAAATTCTTTATATACATTATAAATCATAACTTTTTCTTGAGGTGGGAATTCTTGTACAAGATTAGCTACTTCTATGTAGTCAGTATTCTGGCTCATAAAACGATGAATCATATACGAATTGAATATATCCCAATCCTTGTCAGTAAAAGAAGATGCAGGAGATTTTTTTGAATTAATCTCCTTTATCCAATCAAATATGTTTTTCATTTATACTAATTCGTCTTTTAATTCCTCTCTCAATTCAACTGGGATACCTTCACCTAGTATTTTCATTGTTGTGGGGTCATAAAAAACGGGAATAGGCATGATAGCATCATTATCCGTTCCTGCTACGAATTTAGAAATTTTTCTTAGGATAACTCCACTCATAAAGATGCTTCCGCCTTCTTCATTAATTATTCCAGTTGTGTTAGTTAAATCTATGTTTAACTGTGGTGCTTTTGGTGCTTGACTCATAATTATTTATTATTTATTATTTATTAGATTTGTTATTAAACTTATACAATTTATTTCTTTATCTAAACGAAAATTAGCTTTATACTGATGATCATTTATTAATATAGCTGCAGTACCCTCTTTATTTGGTAGGTATTTACTAGCATTATCAAATAGATATCTAAATAGATCTTCAAAATCATCAACATTTGAATCAGCGAGTATCTGTCTTATCTTTTTGATTTGTGGTTTAGATAATTTTAATTCACCTACAATAGCAGACATATAACCAGTGGAAATAAGTAAAGAATCATCGATTTTTAACTCACCTCCAGTACTACTTGATTGAATAGTGTTAAGCATTTTTCTTATATCAGGATAAAACCTGTTAACAATTTTCCCAATGGCAGGGGGTTCATAACTAATGCTTTCAATATCACAAATAGTGGCTAAATGTGCTGCTACTTCTTTTTTAGTAGGTGGTACTATTTTAAATGTTTGACACCTTGATTGTAAGGGATCTATAATTCTTTCTACATAATTACAGGTTAAAATAAACCTAGTAGTACGGGAAAATGTTTCAATTATGTTACGAAGCGAAGCCTGTGCTTGAATTGTAAGAAAATCTGCTTCATCTAAAATCACTACTTTAAGTGGTTTGAAAGAAGCAACACTCGCAAAACTTGATACTTTATCTCTAATAGTTTCAATTCCCCTTTCATCAGAGGCATTGATATAGAGGTGGTCACAATCTAGGTTTCTAACACATAACTTAGCAAGGGTTGTTTTACCCGTACCTGCTGGACCATAGAATAGATAATTTTGTATATCATTATCAGCCAACTGATTAGCAATTGAAGATTTTAAGCTCTCATTACCAACATATGTCTCTAAAGTTGTAGGTCTGTGTTTTTCGTTTAATAAACTATTTTCTTTAGTACTCACCATATATAGAAAATTTCTGTTCTTTTGGTTTTTCAATTATAACTTCTTCTGCGTCTATAGCAAATAATTTACCTGCTAAAGGGGATAATTTGTACTCACCTTTAAATCCTGTCTTAGTCATATAAGCTTCTAAGGTATCAGTTAAGGTTTTATGCACTGGACCACTTGGTTCATTTGCAATCAATCTCCATTTATCACCCGGAGGGACTCTCCTAGCAATTAATATGTCTTTTTCTATTGTTTTTGTCTGTTCCATGTCGTGAATATACGAAAAGTAAATGGGGGAGCCAAAAGCTCCCCCAATCACCTTATTGTTCTTTTACAGATGCTTTTTTATAATCTGTAATCAAATTTTTAATTGCCATTGCAGCTTTACGAGCACGTTGTTGTGATGCTTTCGTAGTTCCTGCGTTTTCTGATGATAAAGTATTGAAATTTTCTTCAATTGCTTCAAATAATTCTTGTTTACTCATAATTGTTTTTGTTTATTTATTTATTAATTATTAATTTACATCATTCCAGCACCCATTTGGGCATTAGAATCTAACATTCTCATTTTTTCGAGTTGAGACGTTTTATCTTGGGTTAAAGTACATTCAGTTAATAGAACTGTTCCTGCTACTGATGCTGCGTTTTCAAGAGCTAATCTAGTTACCTTAGTTGGATCAATTATACCTGCTTCTTTAAAATTTTCAACAATTTCAGTTTTAAGGTTATACGATTCCCATGTAGTATTATCTTTTATAATATCACGTGCTAAAATACTAGAATCTGTTGTAGGAACACCTGCATTTGTTAGAATTTGTTCAAAAGGCATACCACAAGCATCATATACAATTTGTGCTCCAATACTACCTTTAGTAATAGATTCACGTGCAACTAGTAAAGCTTTTCCACCTCCAGGTACAATACCTTCTTCGATTGCAGCTTTTGTAGCATGTAATGCATCATCAACTCTATCTTTTCTCTCTAACATTTCAGTTTCAGTACTTCCACCTACGTGTACAATAGCTACTCCTCCAACAAATTTTGATAATCTGTTTTGTAGTTGTTCTTGTTCGTATGGTGTTTTACTTTTTGTAATTTGTTCTTGTAATTGGTCAATACGAGTTGCAATAGTATCTGCGTCTCCTTTTCCATCTACAATGGTCGTTTGTTCTTTAGTAATAGTTGCGATTCTTGCTTCACCAAACCAATCCCAGCTAAATTTATCAAGTTTCATACCTTTATCTTTACTAAATACTACACCACCTGTTAGGTTAGCAATATCTTCCAAAACAAGTTTTCTTCTTTCTCCAAAATCAGGTGCTTTTACAGCACACACATTAACTGTACCTCTCATTTTATTTACAATTAATGTAGCTAATGCTTCATTATCAATGTCCTCAGCAATAATCAATAAGGATTTACCTTGAGATGAAACTGCTTCCAATATAGGTAATAATTCTTTTACAGTATTTAATCTCTGGTCTAGGATTAAAATGGAGGGGTTATCTAATGTACAAGACATACTATTATTGTCCGTTACAAAATAAGGTGATTTGTAACCTCTATTAAACTGCATACCTTCTACCGTTTCAAGATAAGTATCTCCTGTTTTAGATTCTTCAATGTGTACTACACCTTCTAAACCTACTTTATCAATCGCTTGAGAAATTAATTTTCCGGTTTCAACATCATTATTTGCCGATATAGTTGCAATTTGTTCTAATTGATCTTCTGCTGATATATCTTCTGATACTGATTCTCTTAGTTCAGATGTTACTTCTTTAATAGCACCTTCAATCTGTCTTTTAATTTCTACAGCATTTTCTCCATTATCAAGATGAGATAATCCTTTTCTAATCATTTCTCTTGCTAATAAAGTAGAGGTAGTTGTTCCATCTCCAGCTTTTTCAGCTGTTTTAACTGCTGCTTGTTTAATTAGTAATACTCCTAATTCTTCACTAGGATCATCTAATAAAAATGATTTTGCAACTGTTACTCCGTCTTTAGTTGATTGAGGTGCTTCTTGTGCTCCTCTAAAAATTACTACATTTCGACCATTTGGTCCTAAAGTAGCGACAACTGCATCTGCAAGTTTGTCTATACCGTTTTGTAGTTTTGTTCTGGCATCTTTGCCATAATGAATCTTTGTTTCCATTTCTTAATTGTTAGTTTATTATTCAGTTACGTCTTGAACTTTTGCAAGCACTTGATTTTCTGGGCCTATGTAATACTCTACTCCATCAAATGGTAGTTTTGTAAAACCCTGTGTTGGAAGTACTACTCTATCCCCAATTTTTACTTGTGGAACTAATAATACTCCACTGATAGTATATCTACCAGGACCTACTGCGACAACTTCACCGAAGGTATTTGTATCTTTCCCCATATCAGGAACGATAATGTTACCATAGACAGTCTCTTCTGTTTCTATGGGTTTAACGATAACTGCATCATAAAATGCTCTTAGCTCTTTCATCTACGTACTGTTTTAAATTTAATGTTACTTGTTTATAATTTTCTATGTATTCACTTAATTGACTATAATCCTTATTATTAGCCTGTAATTCAGAGATTCTCATTAGAGCAGCTCCTATAGTAGGATAATAATACAAAGACTTTTCATAAGTCTTAGTTTTACCTTTAGCTCTAAAATGGGACGCATCTGATGTTACATTCATCTTAATGGTGTAACTGTACTCGTCTTTAGTAATAAAATAAGGTTCCAGTAAGGGATCGGTAATAGTCTTAATAGACTTTCTTTTGTTTGTCATTTATAACGATTTATTATTATACGTGAATATACGAACAATAATGCGCTAGGACACGCTTTTTTGGTAAAACTTTTATTTTATTTTGATTGTTTTTGGTTTTTTCGATTCCGCAATTGGAATAAATAAATGAAGTAAACCATCTTTCATTTCTGCTTCTAAATCTTCAAGTTTGAATTTAGGGGCTACTTTGTAACCTAGATTAAAAGATCTTTTAGCTAATCCTTTATAGATA